GACCAAGCGACATTGGTGTAAGCATTGAGCATTTTGCTACCCAATCAAGCCCAACTAGACCAGCAACACCAAGCATCATAGCCACCATGAGTTATCTATCATCTAATGGTTATACCAGTAATCTTTTTACAAGACCTTATATATCAGCAGTAACCAACGGAAGTGCCACTATTAGCCATCCAGCTAATACAGTATCAGGCATGACTCATAAATACATCATCGTAGGATAAAACTATGGCAACAACTACAAGCACATCGTCAATTGATCCAGCATTATTGCCTTTTCTAACTACAGGCTTAGAAGAAGCAAAAAGTCTGTTTTTGACAGGAGAACAACCTGCGTTTTATCCTGGTCAAACTTATGTAAGCCCATCTGCTGCTACGACTGAGGCTGTTGCAGAGCAAGAAAGATTGGCACGAGCAGCAAGTCCACTTTTAACTCAAGCACAACAGGCTTATACATCATCATTAAGTGGGATTGGTAATACTGCTGCCGGTGGATTCTTAAATGCGAATCCCTATCAGCAAGCAATGATGGCAGCAGCTACTCGCCCACTAACCCAACAATTTAGCGAAACAGTATTGCCAGGCATTTCGAGCCTTTACAGTCGATCTGGTCGATTGGGTAGTGGTGCTATGGAAAGAGCCTTGGGAACTGCTACAGAGGCTTATGGGCGGTCTCTAGGGGATATTACAGCCAATATCGCAGGCACACAGTATCAACAGGAAAGAGGACTACAGCAACAGGCTCAGTTACAACAGGCTCAGTTGGCAGGTTTAGCACCTCAGTTCTACAGTCAACAGTTCCTACCATCGCAAACATTGGCTCAAGTTGGCGCACAACAGGAAGCAATTTTGGCACAACCTCTACAAGAGCAATTGGCTCGTTATCAGTTCGGACAACAGTTGCCCTATCAGCAACTCCAAGGCTATTTGTCATCTGTCTATGGCACTCCATTAGGAAGCTATGGAACACAGACAACTACTGCACCTACTTATCAAAATCGTGGTGCTGGAGTTCTTGGCGGTGCATTGGCAGGCGGTCTAGGAGGTTATGCACTAGGTCAAGCGTTCCCTAATCAAATAGGTGGCTTGTATGGCGGTCTTGGTGGTGCAGCGCTTGGTGGATTATTAGGAGGCGGTTTCTTCTGATAGTAGAAAAACTAACCCTACATCGTTTAGAGGAGTTTTTTGAACTGGTTACTAAGATGGTAGCCGAAGCAGAGTTTTCTTACGCAATACCAGAAAAACACAAGATTCTACATTTATTTAAGAATCCTAATGTAATTATATTTATCGCAATAGAACATAACAAAATTGTTGGGTTTATATCTGGTTTATCACATGAGTATTTCTTTAGTAATCGTAAGCGAGTAAGCGATCTAGGATTCTTTGTATTGCCTGAGCATAGAGGTAGTAGAACAGCATTTAAACTAGTAAAATCACTAGAAACATGGGCAAAAGATATGGGTGCAGATGATTTGCACTTAGGACAAACAACAGCAGTAGATATGGATAAAACCAGACAGTTTTATGAGAGGCTAGGTTATAAAACTGTTGGCTTTAATACAGTCAAACACTTAAAGGATTAATTATGTGTGGTGGAGGAGGCATTGTTTCTGCAATTACAGACCCAGTATCTGATGTATTAGGCACATCTGGTGGTGGCGGTGGTATCCTAGGAGCTGGAGAAGATTTAGTTAAAGGTGTTGGTAAGGCTCTTGAAGAATCAGATAAATTTGTAAACAGAGAAATACCAGGCGGATACCTTTTGCCTGCTGCTATAGCTGCTGCTGCCACTACTGGTTATGTAGATCCAACATTATTGGCTGGAGAAGCTGCGTTTACTGGTGCAACAGAAACAGGACTTGCAACTCTTGCAGGAGAAGCTGCCGTAGCTGATGCAGTAGGAACAACTCTTTTATCAGAAGCAGCAACTGCTGCAGCAGTAGAACAAGCAGCAACACAAGCAATTCCATATACCCTTGCAGCAGATGCTTCAAACCTAGCAGCTAGTGGTTTAAATGAGGCTACTATTGCTCAAAACCTAACAGCATCAGGAGTAGATTCTTTTGTTGCAGCAGATGCAGCAAACTTAGCAGCCCAAGGATTAAGCGAAAGTGCTATTGCACAAAATTTATCGCAAGCATATACAACAGCAGAACTAGCAGGAACAGGTCTTACATCTAATGCTTTGGGTGCAGCATCTAGAGGAATAAGTGCTGGACAAGCTCTACAAGGATTGAGATCATTAAGTGGATTACTAGGTGGCAGACAACAACCACAACAACAAATGCCACAAATGCAAATGGGTAGTAGACAACAAGTTCCACAAGGTGTAGTTGACTATTCAGGTTTATACAACTTATTAGCTCTACAGAGAGCAAGAAATCCAAATTCTTTACTAGGATAAAACATGGCAATTGATCTATCAGCTTTATTCGGACAACAACCAGACTATTCTCAGTTTATTAGTCCTGCCGAAACACAAAGGATGCAGTCTGGTGCTGGTCAGCAAGCCCTATTAAACGCTGCTATTGCTTTACTAGGATCGTCTGGACAAACAAGACAACCTATCAGCACAGGACAAGTCTTAGGTAGCGCATTAGGCGCAGGCATGGAAGGCTATAACCAATCGTTTGATCGCAGTCTCAAACAGATGTTGATTAGTACGCAATTGGGAGAATTACAAAGAAAACAATTATTAGAAAAACAAAAACAACAAGAAGCACAACAACTTAAAAGTATTATTAGTGGTGGTGCTACTCCTAGATATGGTACAGCAGAAGCTATTATTCCTACAGAAACTTATGAAGATGTAAAAACTACTGTTCCTAAGTTAGTTGGGTTTGATTATGATCTACAAAAAATAATCCCACAATTACAGGCTACAGGTAACTTTGGTGCTATCAAAGATATTTCTGAAAGCATGACTGCATTACGCAAAGCAGGGTTTATGTCAGGTGATACACAAGCACCAAGTCCATTTGCACCATACATAATGTCAGAAAGCCCACAAGTAAAAACACTTGCAACTCAACTGCAAACTGCTTTTAACAAAGGTGTAATTACAGAAGAACAAGCATACCAAAGATTACAACCATTAGCTCAAATGGAAACAAACTATTTTCAAAGTAGAGCATCCGCAGAAGAAAAAGTAGCAAGAGCAGCAGAAGGCAAAAAACCAACAGAAGGCGAAAGAAATGCAGCAGGATTTGTTCAGCGTATGGAAGCATCTGAACAGATGATTGATAAATTAGAAAATAAAATTGCTACTCAACAAATGGGAACTGGCAAAGTTCAAATGGGCGATGCAAAAAAAGTTAATGAGCCTTATGCAACAGGATTTACTCAATTTTTGGGTGGAATACCTTTAGTTGGTGAATATGCAAGAACTAAAGCAATGACACCAGAACAGCAACAATATAGACAGGCTCAAGAAAATTGGGTTCGTGCTAATTTGCGTAAGGAATCAGGAGCAGCAATTGGCGCAGAAGAAATGGATAAAGAAATTGCCACATATTTCCCAATGCCAGGAAACGATGCAGCCACAATACAACAGAAAAAAGTTGCTAGACAAGTAACAATGGACTCAATGAGAAAAGCTGCTGGAGTTTCTTATCAACCATTTAATTTGGAAACATTTAAGAAAGAAAAAGGACTTCAATAATGGCATACGAAAAGTTTGAAAGAGTCCTAAATAATGTAGACAAATTGCAAACACAAAAAAATGCTACACCTTTAGAAATTAAACAATATCTACAAGCAGAAGGTTACTCATTAGATCGGTTTAATACAGCAGCAAAAAACTATGCTTCTGCCAAAGGATTAAAGTCAGAATATGGTGTTATTCGTGCTGGTCTACAAGGTTTAACTTTTGGTTTTAGTGATGAAGCAGAGGCAGCAGTAAAGTCATTGGTAAACAAAAAACCTTACGAACAAAATTTAGCAGCAATTCAATACTCTAAACAACAGTACGAGTTTGAAGAACCTGTAGTTTCTACAGCAGCAGAAGTGGTCGGTAGTTTACCTACTGCTTTATTGGCAGGTGCAGGTGCAGTTAAAACTGCACAGATGCTTCCTAAAGTATCTCAAGCAATTCAAGCAATACCAAGTAAATTAAGAACATTGGCTGGTGTTACAGGTGCTGGTGCTGGTTTTGGTGGCATTACAGGTGCAGGCACAGCAGAAGAAGGCAAAAGACTAGAAGGTGCAAAAACAGGCGCACAAGTAGGTGCAATATTAGCACCAGTTACATTAGGTCTTACATCTGTTGGTGGTGGTGCAGTTAAAACAGTATCAGAAAAACTAGGCATACCAGAAGCAACATCAAAAATTGTAGAGGCTACTAAAGATATTCCAATAGTTAAATCTATAACAGGAAAGACTGCTGAATACTTTAATTTAGGTCAAGATGCAATACAACGCAGAGCAGACACCAAAATTATTCAAGCTCTACAAAGAGATGGATTGTCTATTACTGATGTTAAAAATGCAATGGATACAATTCGTGCTAATGGTTATAAACCAGAAACCATTATGGAGTTTGGCGGTAAAGCAACCAAACAACTTGGTGAAACTGTAGCAAGTTATCCTGGCGCAAGAGCAGCAGCAGAAACATTAGCAGAAGAAAGAAAAACAGGTGCATCTAATCGTATTCTTACAGACTTTCAAAAAGCCTTCCAAGTAGATGCAGATCCAATGGACATTGCAAACAATGTCATTAAATTAAGACAGTCATCATCTTCACCATTATATAGAGCAGCCTATGAAAAAGATGCTTTAATTGGCGGTGAAGCAATTGATAAACTTATGCAAGATCCTGCATTTAAAAGAGCATACGATAGAGCTAATAGACTAGCTCAAAGGGAAGTAGATGATGCTGGTAATATTATTGGCACACCTTTGCCAGAACTTAAAGAAACAGGCAATGTATTTGATCTAAGAACTATTGATCGCATTAAGCGTGGTATAGATGCTGAAATTAACTTTAGCAAATTGCCTACATCTGGTTTAGAAAAAACAGAAGTAGATTCTATTAAAAATCTACGAACTGTATTTATGAATACAGTAGATAACCAAGCACCTTTAGAGTACAAACAAGCACGACAAGCATTTGCCGGTCAAAGCGAAATATTGGATGCTATAGAAAGTGGAAGAAACTTTTTTGATATAGATGCTAGACAATTAAAACAAATGTACAACAAACTATCTCCATCAGAAAAAGATGGGTTCTCTGTTGGTGCGTATGATGCTATTCGCATGAAAATCAGAGAAGGTGCTGATGGCATGGATATGGTTCGTAGAACATTTGGTTCAGCAGAAAAAAGAGATCAAATAAAAGAGCTTATTGGTGTAGATGCTTTTGATACATTAAATAAACAATTAAGTAGAGAAAAAGATATTCGTTCTACAGATATTCGTATATTGGGTGGTAGTCAAACGCAACCAAGGCAAGTTGCTCAACAAGAGTTTGAGGGTGCTACAGAATTAGTACCAACAATGGCAGAAAAAGGTATTGGCAAAGGTGCAATGGATTATTTAATTAGATCGTTTAGCGGAGTTGGTGGAAGAACTGCTGAACAATTAGCTCCAGACCTTTATTCTGTAAACCCACAAGCACAAGCTGCAATGTTAGATAGGTTGTCTTTATTAGATGATTATTTAAGACAACAGGCATTAAAATCTCAAGTAGGTGCAGGTGTTGTAGGAACATCACCATCTTTATTAGATTAAAGAAAGTTATAATTAAGGAAAATCATGGCATATACAAAATACTCACTAACCCCTGCTAATAACAATTCTGCACCTCCAGATGGCGCACCAGAGGGGATGTTACCTTCTGCGGTAAACGATACCATGCGAGATATGATGGCGCAGATCAGAGACTGCGGAGATGGTATTCGTGATGGCACATATACTATTACTGCTGTTAAGATTACTGGTGGCTCTATCACAGGTATTACCGATCTAGCAGTAGCAGATGGTGGTACAGGTGCTTCTACACTTACTGGAGTCTTAAAAGGTAATGGAACTTCTGCATTTACAGCAGCTACAGCAGGAACAGACTTTGTAGCTCCTGGTGGTGCATTAGGCACACCATCAAGCGGTACTCTAAGTAGTTGTACTGTGGATGGTACAGATGCTGTAGGCTTTCGGAATATTCCACAAAACTCACAATCTACTGCTTATACTTTAGTATTAGCCGATAGTGGTAAACACATTTTACATCCATCGGCTGATACTACAGCACGAACCTTTACCATTCCTGCTAACTCCTCAGTTGCTTATCCAGTTGGCACAGCAATTACATTTATAAATCAAAATGGTGCTGGTGTGGTAACAATTGCAATAACTACCGATACAATGCGTTTATCACCAGCAGGCACAACAGGATCACGAACTTTAGCTGCAAATGGTTCAGCAACTTGCATTAAAATTACATCAACAGAATGGATTATTTCTGGATCGGGATTGACATAATATGGCTGGCTCACTACAAGCAGTATTTATGAACCAAAGGTCTTTTGCACCTCCAACTGCTAATTTTCTAGTAGTGGCTGGTGGCGGTGGAGGAGCAGGAAATGGTGATGCTTTTTCAGGTGGTGGTGGAGCAGGTGGCTATAGGTCATCTGTTTCAGGTGAATCTTCAGGTGGTGGTGCATCCGCAGAAACCCCATTAAGTATTCAAACAGGAACTGCTTACACAGTAACAGTAGGTGGTGGTGGCGCTGGTGGTGCTAACAATTTTAACGGCAATGGGTCAAACGGATCAAATTCTGTTTTTAGCACTATTACATCTACTGGCGGTGGTGGTGGCGGTTCTTATACAGATAACGGATTAAATGGCGGTTCAGGTGGTGGTGCTGGTGAGGATGCTACAACTGCTGGAACTGGCACAGCAAATCAAGGATATGCTGGTGGAAACACAGATGGAAATACTATTACTGCTGCTGGTGGTGGAGGCGCTGGTTCTGTTGGTGCAAGCGTAACAAGTTCTTCTACACTTGGCGGTAATGGTGGTAATGGTGTTTCATCATCTATTACTGGTTCTGCCGTAGCTCGTGCTGGTGGAGGCGGTGGTGGTGGATATTATGGTGGAGGTACTGGTACTGGCGGTGGAGGTACTGGTGGAACATATTCAAATAACCCAGCTCCTACTGGTGGAAGTGCAAATACTGGAGGTGGTGGTGGAGGTGCTGCTGGTTCAGGAACTGGTGGTGCAGGCGGTAGCGGTGTAGTCGTTATCAAGATTTCTGATTCACTTACTGCTACATTTTCAGGCGGTGTAACACAGACTAATAGCACTTCTGGTGGATTTAAGATTTATATAGTAACTGCTACATCAACAACTAGCGAAACAGTAACTTTTAATTAAGGAGAAAAAAGTGGCTCACTTTGCCAAGTTAAATGAGAACAATGTTGTAATCTTTGTTACTGTAGGTCGAGATGAAGATAACGGCAAAGAAGCGGAATTATCCGCAAGAACTGGTGATGTTTACAAACAGACCTCCTACAATACTCATGGCGGTGTTCATGCGCTAGGTGGGACTCCATTCCGCAAAAACTATGCAGGCATTGGATACACATACGATAGCCAACGAGATGCTTTTATTCCTCCACAGCCATTTCCAAGTTGGAATTTAAATGAAGAAACCTGTTTATGGGATTCTCCTGTACCTTATCCTACAGACGATAAGCGTTATTCATGGAATGAAGCTACAACATCTTGGGTAGAGATTGAAAGCTAATGATGAGTGATTTAATCGATAAAAACGAGGCAGCCTTGTCTGCTCACGAAGCTGTCTGTGCTGAACGCTATACAGGAATCAATGCTAGGCTAAAACGCTTAGAACAGATCCTAATAGGTTCGGCAGGATTTATTATTGCTATTCTTCTTACTCTTGTTTTGAAATTAAATTAAGCCTATGAACTATGTCCGATCAATTTGGGTTTTTAGATGGTGCAAAGTCATTTAGCGAAAGCGTAAAGACAGGCAAAGAGGCAGGCAAGGCTATTGGTGCATCTATCGAGGATGTCCAAAAAGAAGCAGCCTCTGTAGCGCAACAAAAAGCCTTAGAACGCAGAAGGCAAATAAGAGAAGCAGAAGTCCTAAAAGAGCAGTATTTCAAACGAGCCATGATCCAATGGCAAAAACAAGAAGATATAAGAATAAAAGAAGAACAGGTCAAGAAAGACTTTGTAAAACATCATGGTCAAAAACGATGGTCAGAAGTAGAAACCATTAAAGCAAAGATTGAAAAACAAGAAAAGGAAATAGAAAATGAGTTTAGGAAAGATCTGGCAGAAGTTAGGCGAGTTATGTGGATGTGTTATGCGTTGGCTGCGGTCATCGCTTGGTATCTAACTTGGGGCATTAAATGATTACTTTATTCACTACACTTATTTCTTTTCTTACTGGTGGCTTACCTAGTCTATTGGGATTCTTCCAAGACAAATCCGATAAGAAACACGAATTAGAACTTGCAAGACTCCAGACCGAAAGAGAGATGGAGTTGTTAGAAAAAGGTTACGCTGCACAAGCACGAGTAGAAGAAATAAGAACCGAGCAAGTTGCTATGCAAACCCAAGTACAAGAAAGACAATCCTTGTACGCACACGATATAGAAATTGGTAAAGGTGCTGCACAATGGGTAACTAACGCTAGGGCGATGGTTAGACCGGCAATCACATATGGTTTATTCCTTATGTTTGCTTTTGTAGAAGTATTTGGATTTTGGTTTGCATATCACAAAGATGTGCCATTTGATGTAGCTCTCAATCTCTTATGGGATGATGAGACTCAGATTATTTGGGCATCCGTTGTTTCCTTTTGGTTCGGAACTCAGGCGTTCTCACGAAAATGAGTTTAGAGCATCGTGTCATTGACATGATTAAACACCACGAGGGTGTAAAACAAAGACCTTACCAATGCCCTGCATTACTTTGGACTGTTGGTGTAGGTCATGTTATAGATCCTAGTCATGCTAAAGTGCTACTAGCAGAACGAAAGGCTTTACCCATTCCTAGTGGATGGGATAGAGTCTTAACGATGGAGGAAGTAGATGAAATTCTTGCTAAAGATTTGGCGAGGTTTGAAAGCGGAGTTCAACGATTATGTCCTAGTGGGCTTACTTCTGGTCGGTTTGGCGCACTTGTGTCTTTCGCCTTCAATGTTGGACTCGGTAATCTCCAAAATTCTACCCTTCGGATGAAACACAATAGGGGTGAGTTTGAGTCTGCTGCCGAGGAGTTTCTAAAGTGGAATAAAGCCGGTGGTAAAGAATTAAAAGGACTTACAAACAGGCGCAAAGACGAAATGGCTTTGTACCTCTCATAGAATCTTTCCGTACTTAAACAAGGTGTTCTTATCTACTAAGAAAGCCTTTTTGATCTGATTATCCCCCTCCCCTATAAATTCTACATACTGTAGTTTGCTTAGAAAGATGCACTTAAATATGTGCTTTACTGGCATGATGACAAACATCTGTCCATCGTAGAAAACCCAGAAATCTGCTTGGGTAGCCATCAATCCTGAGTCTTTCCCATACATCTCTATCTCTACAACGATATTGCCTGTTCTTTGGCTCATCGGGTCAAACTTCACCTCTACAGCCTTATCGATCTCTGGTATCCATATATCGTACCCCTTAAAAGCGTTTACAAGGGTCGCACAAGGGTATTTCTTGCGTAGGATAGCCAAGACCCTTTCCTCTATCTCCAAACCCCTCTGTAAGTCGTTTTGGAAGGTCATAAAGCCACCCTAATCGGTAGGGGGGTGGCACTCCTTGTGAAGGGTGTAAGCATTGCGCTTACTGATGCCGATCTCATCTGGGGGTTACATACAACTAATTAAACTGCCACAAACAGTACAAACTATAATCTTATCGCCACTAATAATTGTAGTGGTCTGACAAGCATATGCACTTCCCATTAGTAACATATATGTTACTGCTACTGTAATAATCTTTTTCATAATTTTATCCCTAAAAAGGTATATCGTCATCTTTAATGCCACTATCTCTTGGCATCTCATCCATTCCCTTGGGAGTAAATCCTTGTTTCTTAGGATCGCCAATTCTCCCAGATAAAAACTTCCCCTTCTTGCCTTCTTTTAACCAGGCATCAAACCAATGCTCAACTCCATTAATCTTGATTGACCCCTTGTAATCAGGGTGTTTCTCTGTGAGCTTCTTGTCATTCTTAAATAGGCTAAAACTACCATCTTTCATTTCGTACATAACTGCCTCGCTTTCAATTGATTAAATAGGTCTAAGACCTCGCTTAAAAACTGCTTTACTTCTACTTCCATCGAGTTGATATACTCTTGATCCCTCTCGACTCGTACTACTAACAACTGCAAGTCCTCTGGCACTCTAGGATCAAACGATACGAAATCGCACCATTTAGCACCTGTAACTGCCATCTGACATTGCATTTGTGGGATGTATTTACTTGGAGCTTTATTCTCCAAGACTGTTTCGATATGCGTTGCGGTATTAGGACATTTGATCTCAATCAATCCTTCCCCAACAACCCCATCAGGAGAGCATCCAAAGCCTTCTATTGTGGGGTGATTTATGAACCCTACCTCCTCCACAAAAAGCCCTGTATGAGCCTCGTATGCCATCCTAGCCTGTGGCTCTGTGGCAGTACCCCATTCCATTGCAGCATTAGTAAAAGACTCTTGTGGCTGTCCTGTCAGTCGCTGAACAACCAACTCCATCTTGTAGTTCTTACGAGATGCAGATTCGCCAGACTTAATCTTGGCTAAAACATCACCAACACGACTAGCGGTTACTTTTCCAAGACGAGCAAGATGCCATTCTTCTGTTCTTTGTTCCATTTCCCCATTCCCCTGTTCACTTAATGCAGTTTTGTATCTCTGTGGATCTGTTCTAAACAATCGTTTAAGAACTTCACCATGATCTGAGACACCTCTAAGGATAAATCAGATCCTTCTATTTGTATATCAAACTTATATGGCTCTACTTCACGAACAACCATAATAGCCTGAGAAACTGGTTCATTTTGCATATTTACGACTATTGCTAGATAGCTCCATACATTCCCCCATAAAACATCTGTTTTCTTTCTTCATCTTCTTCTGATACTCGTCTGTGCAATCATCGCACACACTACATACCTCACTAGCCCACCTCTGATAATACTTCCATGCTTGGTAGTCTTTCTTTATAAAACATACAGGATACCAATCACTCCTTATCATCGTCTGATGGTGGCTCTTGCGGTTCTCTCCTAATAAGCTGAGTATCGACTCCATCTTCTTCAAATTGCCTCTGGTATGCGATAGACAAAGCATCGATGGCTGCATCCCATCCACAAGCAAAAAAATGCTCACAGATCATAGACTGACCAGAAGGAATATCTATCTCCTTTAGGGTCTTGTAGAACGCATCCATGCAATGCTTGTTTCTCATTTAATAATTTCCTCGATCCAAGTATTTGCTAAATCCCAAGATTGTTTAATTATCGCAAAAGGCAAGAAAATGTAAATACCTATTGTTACTAAACTTTTTGCCACTTTTTCCATTGCACGACTCCTGGCACTTCTGGTGCTTGTACATTTTCCAAAGTTCTGGTGGTTAATGCCCTGAACTCTGCCCATTTCTTTTGATACTTTGCTTGCTCACTTGCAGGCACATAGCCATACAATTTGCGCCATCTAATCGTAATATCTGTGCTGCTTGGTGTGTAGATATAAACACCATCGTCTATATCCCTTGCTACTTTTCTAGCTCTTTCAAAAAATTTATTTCCCATATTTTCTCTCCGATTCCCTTTTTAAACAAAATTCACATTTCCAACGCATTACAGGTTTGTTTCTGTTTCCTGTCTTTACCAACTTAAAACCATCTTTTTGTCGAAAAACTTGACAACTATGACACCACTTTTTCTCCATCCCATCCATCCTTCATATATCCATATTCCGAGGCATCTGCTACGGCTGTGAGTTTTAAACATACATCGCATTGGTCTACCCATACACGATGGCTCTCTGAACTCTTGAGTCTGTGGATACCCCATTTGTCTCCACACTCAAGGCATACATTATCTGGCTGTTCATTGGCTAGTCTCACTTAGTTCTGCCTTTCTCTTTTCTTTGGCATCGTTCACCTTTTTCAAAGCCTCTTTGTCTTTAGCAACTTCTTTGTACGCAGAGGCAAAATTAACCTTGAGTTCTACAAGATCAGCAGACTTAGCAATCTTTTCTACAAGACTTGTAGAGTCTATCT